TGCTTCAGATGAGATTAGAGCATCTTTATTGCATTTGTTATTAACAAGAAAAGGTAGCAGATATTATTTACCAGATTTTGGGACAAGATTATATGAATTTCTATTTGAACCATTGGATGTTGTATCATTTGATGTTATTGAAACAGATATTAGAGATTCTGTTGCAAAGTATATACCAAATTTGGTTATAAACAAGATAATTATTGAACCTTTGGATCAGAATGAGGAGGTGCAAGGGGATAGGTTAAGTGTTGATGATGTTGGATTATCATCTAGGGATAAGGTTTATCGTTCACCTGGCAATGGTACATATCAGAATACTGCAAAAATAAAAATAGAATACACTACTAATAATAATAGTTTTTCAGGTAGTGAATTTATTGTAATAAATATATAATATGTCAGATAGAAAAATATCATATGGTGTTAGGGATTTTCAGAGCATAAGAACTGAATTATTAAATTATGTTAGGACATATTATCCTGACTTGATTAATGATTTTAATGATGCTTCCATATTTTCAGTATTCCTTGATTTGAATGCAGCCGTTGCTGATAATTTACATTATCATATTGATAGGAGTTTGCAAGAAACAGTTTTGCAATATGCCCAGCAAAAATCATCCATATATAATATTGCAAGAACTTATGGATTAAAAATACCAGGACAAAGACCTTCATTGACCTTATGTGATTTCTCAATAACTGTTCCCCCATTTGGAGATAAGCCTGATGCAAGTTATGCTGGGGTTCTTGAGAGGGGTGCACAAGTCTTGGGTAATGGTGTTATTTTTGAAAGCATAAATGATATTGATTTTTCATCAGATTATGATGGTCAAGGTCTTCCAAATAGAACAGTTATACCAAACTTCTTAAATAGTAACATTATTAACTATACCTTAACAAAACGTGAACCAGTTATTAATGGTGTTACAAAAGTTTTTAAGAGAGTTATTACAGCATCTGATGTTAGGCCATTTTTTGAATTGTTCTTACCAGACAAAAATGTTTTGGGGATTACAAGTGTTTTATTAAAAGATGGTCAGATAAATACAATTCCCCCATCATCAGACTTTATTGGGGATGCAAATAAATGGTATGAGGTTGATTCATTGGCAGAGGATAGGGTTTTTATTATTGACCCAACAAAAGACACAGGAAATGCAGGTATAAAGGTTGGAAAGTACATTCAAACAGATAATCGTTTCATAAGTGAATTTACATCAGAGGGTTTTAAGAAAATTACATTTGGAAATGGGGTTAATACAGCATTAGAGCAATTAAACCAATTCACAACAACAGGTCAATTGCCAACATTACAGAATTATTTGAATAATTTCTCATTGGGTAGAACATTGAAGCCAAATAGCACCTTGTTTGTTCAATATAGAGTTGGGGGTGGTTTGAATACAAATCTTGGACCAAATACAATTAATCAGATTGGTGTTAATTCATTTAGATTGAATGCAGGGAATCCAGCACAAGAATCGGCTGTTATTAATTCATTAAGGGTTAATAATTTATTCCCGGCTATTGGGGGAGCAGGATTGCCAACCACAGAAGAGGTTAGGAATTTTGTATCCTTTAATTTTGCTGCACAGAAAAGAGCAGTTACCATAAATGATTATGAATCAATTATACGTAATATGCCACCACAATTTGGTGCACCAGCAAAGGTATCAGTTCAAGAGGTGGATAATAAAATACAAGTTCTTGTTTTATCCTATGATGCAAATGGAAAATTGATTAGTGATAATTCAAGATTTTTGACAGACAATATTGCAAATTACTTATCAAATTATAGAATGATAAATGATTATATTGTTGTTTCTTCAGCAAAAGTTATAGATGTTGGTGTTGAGGCTGCTGTTACCATATCAGCAGGTTTTGCATCAAAAGATATTGTTAATAATATAATTTCAACAATAAATAATTATTTCATACCACAGAATATTCAGTTGGGTAAAGACATAAATATATCTGAAATAAAGAGCAGCATTCAGAATTTGAATGGAGTGATTACTGTGTCAAATATTTTATTCAAAAATTTGGTTGGGGGCAACTATTCTGGTGGTGAGCCAGTTGTTGGATTTTATCCACCAGCATCAAATAGAATTATACGTGCAACTGATGAAACTATCTATGCTGACTCAAATGAGATATATCATATAAGGTATCCAGAAAGAGATATTACAGTTAAGGTAAAGACAAATAATGGATTGACCATTATTTAAATTATTTATTTTGTGGGGATATTCTTTATTCTTTTATAAATAACATAATAATAAAATATTTATAAACAATAAAGAATAAAATGCAAAATAGTTTTAGAATTAGGACTGAAATTGGACAAGATAAGGTTGTCAATTTTCAGTTAGACCAAAATATTGAATTCCTTGAGATTTTATCTTTTAAAATAAGGCAATCTGATGTTTATACATTGGATTGTGCAAACTATGGAGTTGTTGTAGGGAGGGTTACAGCAAATAATGGTTTTGGTATTCCAAATGCTAGGGTTTCAATTTTTATTCCATTAAGTGAAGAGGATGAGAACAATGAGTTAATTACCTCCATATATCCGTATAAGACAATAAATGATAAGAATGAGGATGGTTATAGATACAATTTATTGCCATATGAACCATCATATCCTGGACATATTGCAACAGGAACATTTCCCTCATTGAATGATGTTATGTTTGATGGTCAAGCCATTGAGGTATATGAGAAGTATTACAAATATACAGTAAAGACAAATTCAAGTGGGGATTATATGATATTTGGTGTTCCGGTTGGAAGTTATACCATATTAATGGATCTTGATTTGTCAAATATGGGTGAGTATTCATTGACCCCCCAAGATTTGATTAGAATGGGAATGGCGACAGAAGGTCAGTTTGATAATAATCAATATCAAAAATCAACTGATTTAAATTCATTACCACAAATTGTATCCATATCAAAAGGTTTGAACATTTCACCATTGTGGGGGAATATTGAAACTTGTGATTCATCCATAAATAGGGTTGATTTTGATTTAAGGGATGATGTTAATATTGATATACAGCCCACAGCAATATTTATGGGGTCAATATTTAGCACAGCATCAAGTAAAAGAATACGTTCAAACTGTAAACCAAAAGATGATTTTGGTAATTTATGTGGATTAGAAAGTGGTCCAGGTGAGATATTAGCAATAAGACAATCATTTAATAAAGATGATAAAGGTTTACCAGTGCTGGAAACATTTAGGGTTGGTAAGGTTATAGATGAAAATGGCGCATGGGTTGTTGAATTACCTATGAATTTGGAGTATGTTATAACAGATGAAAATGGGAATAAGATAATAACAAATGACCCCACCATAGGAATACCAACAAAAGCAAAATATAGATTTAAAGTAAAGTGGGAGCAATCCACAAAGATAAGTGAACAAACAAAAAGAGCATATTTTCTTGTTCCAAATATTAAAGAATATGGATGGAATAATCTTGGCACTATTGACCCAATGAATTCCAATAATGATAATAAAAATCAACTTGCTGGTTCATATTATTTTGGATTGGATTGGTCTGGTTATACAAATAGTGATGCAGCAATAAAGTGTGAAGATACATTTTATGAATTTAAATCAAATAAGGTATATACAGTATCAAGTTTGATTGACCAGTATAGAGGGGGGTCAAATAAGGGTAGTTTTATTGGGATTAAAGAAATTGCAGATACATCATGTGATGCTACAATTAATAAATACCCAGTTAACGATGGGGTTAGGAATTTTGATTTTCTTTATTTTGTGTTTTCATTATTATTAATTTTATTTTCAACTACTGGTAGGGTTTTAGTAATAGTTTATCATTTTGTCAAATTTATATGGAACTTATTTGCTGTTCCATTGGTTTATGCTGTTTCAATTGCACTACCTATTGTTACAGCATTCTTATTTCTTCAAGCAGCAACATCTTTCCCATCAGTTGGATTGATATTAGGTTTTGCAGCATTAGGTGCTTTAGCAACAAAAGCAACAATAGAATGGTTTAAGGTTTTTAAGGATGTTAAGAATTTTAGATTTCAAGAATTAAATTTACCTATGATAACTTATCCTGATTGTGAACTTTGTGATTGCAGTGGGGGTGATATGGAGCGGTCTGATAGTGGTATTCCAACTGGAGGTTTAATAGCTCAATTAGCTAACCCTGCCTTGTATAAGGAAGTTATGTTTTCTAAATTAGAAACTTACATAAAAGAAAGAAAAATATACACAGATAAACTTAAAGAAAATTTATTGTTAGATTTAGATAATTTTGTTTCATTAGGTTCAGAAGCATATATAGGTCAAATATATGATGCAAATAAACCAAATAAATTTAGGGCATTATTTTCAGATGTTTACATAATGCCATCAAATAGAACACAAGTTGCAGCGGCAAGTTTAGGATTACCCCCTGCTGAAAGAATTAACAAATTTAATCATAGGGAAAATTATTTCAAGGGGAATACAAGAATTGGGGTTACTTTTGCTAGTAAATTTAATTTAAATCAACATAATGATAATGTTTTAATTGTTATTACAAGTGAAAATAGAGAATCTGGAACATTATTAACTTTTTTGAATTTTGACAAATCAAAGGATATTAATTATATATCAGGTTATACAGCCACAACAAAAATTTCAGCAGAAACAAAGAACCAAACAATAAATGTATCTTATGCAAATCCATCAAATCCAAAGGCTTCATTAAGTAAAGATTATAAATTACCATATGGTATTGACATTAATAAATATTTATTTCCTGCTGATATTGAGTTTTATCAAGTATTAACTGGTATGACAGTATCTGAATTTAATGAAAAATCTAACAAAGACAAAAATATAAGTGGTTCATTTGCAAATTCTTGTTTAAAATCAGAAATAACAGAATTAGTTTTTGATTATGATTTTGAAGGTATATTAAATTTACAAGAAAAACAAAGCAGGATGCTTCTTTGGCAAAATGATATATTTAGAACAATAGCCACTTCAAAGGGAATTATAGATTATTTTAATGATTTTGAAAATCAGTATGTTTTAATTTTGCAGAGAGGGGTTGATCCGTATTCTCCATTATATGAGAATACATATAGTTTGGGAAATATTTTTGGGTTTTCTGATATTAGTTCTATTAAAATAACTACAAATGCAAGATTAAATGTACCAATACAACCAACACAAAACTATTCAATACAAGAAATTTCCAATGCTAATGAAGTTTTATTTGATTCTTATTTTTTGAAACCTATAAATACTAGCATTGGATTTGGACCAAATCAAGCATATCCTTTTCTTACAGACGCAAATGGTTATTATTCAAATTCTATTATGTCTGGTGATTCAGCTACAAAAGGTTTTAAGTTTTTTAATTTTTCTGGGAGTTTAACAGGTGTACAAGTATACACAAATAATCTATTTAAGAAAGGTACATTGATTAAAATTGATGGCAAAACATATAACATACAAAATGGGTATGAGTTATCAGATAATCTAATTGGTTCATCAACATATTATGCTAACAAAGATATGTTTGCAAATACGTCCAAAAGTAATTTTTTGAAACGGTTATTGAGAGGTGAGGAAGTTTATTCAAATACATATATAACAGAAACATCTTTTTCAGAATATATAACAAATGAAAACCAATTGTTTGTCAACAATAAGACAATATTTAGAACAGATAGATTGCCAACATCAGATTATTTAGATGGTGCATCTTTTACAACAACAGAGGTTAATGGTTTTTACATTGATAAAGGACAAGCGGCAGCATTACAACAAAATTTAGGATTTGCAACTTATGAAATTGTTGGGCCAGAACAATTTGCAGACAATCCAATACCATCATCAGATACAGGATATTCCCCCCAAGATTTATCTGGATATACTATGACAGAAAATTTATTAACAACTTTAAATAGTTGCAATAATATGGTTAGTTTAAGTTGTTATACTGGCAAAGGAGTTGATTTTAAAGTGGATGAAACTTGTTCAGATAAAGATTCTGTTGAAAATGGATGTTATACTTTTGCAAAGAGAACTTTACTTGACATACCAAAAGATTTGAGAGCATACACAGAATGGATTAATAGACTTAGATTTTTCTATGCTTTATGTAGGGGAGTGGTTTCAGAGGTCTTTGTAAATAATTGGGTGAATGGATCATTATTTGCCTTCCCAATCCAGACAAAAATTAAATATGATAATAAAAACCAAGCAATCATTGATGATGAATCATATTGTAATGACTTGATATATTTTGATGCCAAAACAACTAATTTTTATTATCGTAGTTCACCTTTCTCTAAAACTAATAATAGTTTTGTTGGTAGGGTAGCAACTAAATTTAAGGAGAATAAAAAAAATTTACTATTCCCAACTACAATAATGGATTTAGGGTATAAGAATCCATTATATGGGTTTAACAGTGATAATTTTGAATATTATTCATTTGTTATGAATAATTTAGAGCCAACAAGTTATGGAGATAATTCTGACATTCTTAATCTATTTGCAATTAGTAGAATTACTAATGGTAATTTCATAAAAAATTTAAAAAATATAAATGATTTATTTTCAAGAGATTACAAAAAAACAGATGGTGATTATAGTCAATTACTATCCATAAATTCTGAATTTGGTGTGGATAAATTTTCTACTGAATTTTATAGTATGACAAATAGTGCTAATTCAGAGATATCTATTCAATATGATAAGAAGGATAAACCTATTATTGGTATTTTTTATTCATCATCACAAGATGATTTACAATTAAAAGATTATTTGACGCCAGGCAGAGTTAATTTTAGAACACAGACTAATGAATTAAAACCAAAATATTTTGGAATTAAATCTCAAAAAGTTCCATTTTATCAATGGGTAATATCTGGATCTACTGCTTTTTTTGGAGATGAAACAAACACATGGTACACAGCAACAATTATATCTGATGAATATCAAAATTTAGATAGAATTAAACCAGATTTGGCAACACTAAAAAATTCTTTTAATCCAAAAAATACTGAAAAATATTTCTATAATAATGAAAATCTTTTGAGTTATAACAATGATAGGGGTTATTTATACAATAGTAAAAATCAAGCAACTAAATATAATAATAGAAAAAATATATTTGCAGTTGGCGCACCATTTTATTTTTATTTTGGTATAAAAAAAGGAGCTTCAGCTTTGGACATATTTAAAACAAAATATTTAAATGAATAAGTTTCATATTGTACCAAATGTATTTAAGAATAAACTTGGGGATGATAATAATTCACAGGTATCTATAAATTTTGATAGCACAAGGAAAGAACTTATTGAGTTTGATAGGGATGTTGTTGTAGATTTAAAAAAACTATATAGCCAAGAGAAAACAAATTCATTTAAAGTAAGGCCAACATTTAAAATTAATTATTTATATGACAACTTTTATTCTGGAACAACTAGCAGCAAATATAAATCACAGTTGATATATAACATAAATAATAAAACATCCACCTCCATATCAAATGTGCATAAAGGGTTTTTGCCATCATATGAATTTGATTTCTTTAGGCCAAGTGTGGCAAATTCTTTTGGTTATGAAACAATTAATGCTTTTAAATATAATTGGGATTATTATGTTACTTATCCTTATAGTGGGGATAGTAAACAAAACTTAAATGTTAAAATAGGGAATAGATTTTATGATTGGGTTGCAGAAGATGGGGTACCATTTGTAACTGATTTGATTGTTGTAAATGGGTTTAATATTGTTAGAATTAATTGTGCATTACCCCATAATGTAAATGAAGATGAATCTATAATTATTAAAATAGATTCAATTAGTAGGGCTTATGAAATATTTTCATTTGGTGATGGTACTTTTGGTTCAGAGAATTTCATTTTAAATATATTAAATGTTGATAGTGGTATTTCAGACAATAAACTTGGTACATTAAAAAGAGTTTTGTCTATTGAAAATAGTGGTGAAACAGTTTCTAGTTATTATGTTAGAAAGCATAAGGTTATTAGTAATTCAGATAAAATTGTTATAACCAAATCAGGATTTGAAACAGGTGCATATGATGAGCCAAAAGTTTTGAGTTTTATTGGGGATGAGTTTTCATATATTAAAAAAACTTCCAATATATCATATAATTTCACATTAACTGATGATGTGAATATTGATGGGTTTATTGATAATCAAAATAGACCCCTAACTGAATTATATTTAACTGCAATATATAAAGGATATTCTGGTTTTTTTGATGTGATAAAGAAAGGTTGGTTATTTAACATAACAAATCCAACAAATAGTTGGTGGGATAATTCCACATCAAATTCAAATGTTGATATTAGTGTTGAAAATTATTTTGATAATAAGCAAAACAATTTTAAATATTTTAAATTATTGTCTGACATAATTGATGGGGATTTTTGTGAATACAATTCTTACAATCAAGAAGAAATTGTAATATCTGAATTATATCACAAGATAAAGCATTCTGAAAATGTTTTTAGAGTTTCAAATTATGATAATAATAAATCAGGATATTATTATAAGCCACACAATAAATTACAATTAAAGGTTTTTTCAGACTACATTGAAACAGTTGATAAACAGTTTGCATATGATGTTCCAAATTATGCCTTTTATTCACAACAGGATGGGCAATTTAGATGGAGGGATATTTATAGTGTTGGATTTTTTGATGAAAATAATAATGGGGTTAATTATCCATTTGCAAATGGTTCATTCTATCCTTTTGTTAATAGTGTTTTTAAGTTGTTTCCAGAGGGGTATGACTACTATGAAGAGTTTGTCACTAAATCAAGAAGAATAATAATAGGATCAACTGGTGTTGGGTCTTTAATTAAAAAACCAGTTATAGATGAGTGTGAATAAATATAGACTACTACAGCCAAGATTAAATGACTTGACAATAAGTTTACCTATTAAGGTAGATTTTGATAATGCTGGGCATCAGGATACTATAAATAGTTATGGGGAATACATTTTAACAAACTCTATAAATCCATTAACTGATTATGAAGTTGTTAGATTTTCACATAAGGGGTTGATTGAAGGGTTTCCAAATCCATCAAAAACGCCAACCCCAACACCTACTCCAAGTAGTACAATCACCCCTACTCCAAGTAGTACAGTTACTCCTACCCCAACTAAAACAAATACCCCTACTCCAACTACAACCCCTACTAGTACTATAACACCAACTGTAACACCAACTATAACACCAACATCATCATTGACACCAACTGTGACACCAACCAATACAGTAACAAGTTCAATAACCCCATCAAGCACAATAACACCAACTGTGACACCAACCAAGACAGTGACACCAACTGTTACACCTACCCCATCAGCAACTGAATTAAGGTACTATTCATCAAATAATTTAATAGCATTTAATCAAAATTGTTAATAAATATGACAGATTTTAACATATATGCAGGTTCAGCACCAACCCCAAGTGGTTGTGGTAGTTGGTATAACTATGAAACTAGTGGTGATGCTTGTAATTCAATATTTTGCACAACAACACCAACAACTTGTGTGGGGGATTGTGATATATTATATGTATCAACACAAAGAACCCCACAGAAAATAGAGATTAATGATATTATTTACATTGGGACAGATACCGGTTATGAGATATTACCTGAAGGTTGGTATGTTAGCAGTACAAAGGGTACTGTATTCAACATTAATTCAAGTGGTGTTTTGACAAGTGTCAATACTTGTTCTGGTGCAACTTATGTTAGGGATTATGATGGTAATTATTATGGTACAGCAGTAATTGGTACACAAACTTGGTTTACAGAAAATTTAAGAACAACAAGGTATAATAATGGAACTCCAATACCTAATGTGACAAATCCCACAACTTGGAAAAATATAAATAGTGGTGCTTATTGTGCATATAATAATGCTATTGATAATTGTTTTGGGTATTTATACAATTGGTATGCTACATCAAATGGTGGGGGGTTATGCCCTACTGGATACCATGTACCAACAGAAGCAGAATATGAAACATTGGGAACGTATCTTGGTGGTAATGGTGTTGCTGGGGGTAAGATGAAAACAGCTGGATTTGTATGGTGGGATAGTCCAAATGATGGGGCAACAAATGAAAGTGGTTTTAATGCATATCCAGCAGGGAGAAGAGTTTTTAATGGTAATTTTAATTATTTTGGTGAAACCACAACATTTTGGACACAAACACCAGGGGGTTCATTAAATTTCAAAAAATTAGTCCAGTTGAAATATAATAATGATAATTTGGATTTTCAGTCAGATGACCCCAATAATGGGTATTCTGTTAGATGTATAAAAGATTAATGAAATGGGAATAGATTATAGTTTAAATATAAATTTTAATTTCCATAATGGAAAGGAGTTAGATTCAATCACTAATTGGAATTCAACATATTTCACCCCAAGCAATAATTTCTTGGAGATTGATATTAAGAATGTGTCAAATAGTTTTAATAATTCTTTCTTCAAATTAGATTATTATGACACCCCATTTAGCAAATCACAAAAAGTTTATCTAACAACAATCTTACAAGCAAGTAATGGGGTTAAATTAGGTGAGATTGCCACACCAACATATCTTTTGGATTATACAGAAAATACAGAAGGATTTTTTGTTTATTGGTTAAAGGATAAGGAAATCTTTAATTTTGATACTTTTTATGTTAGTGCAACTTTTTTTAATGGCAAGACAGGTGGGTTTAGTAGAATGGCAAATGTTTGTCAGTCAACAACAAGTGATAGGTATAATTTGAATGAAGTTTTTGATTTTTATTATAAGATAAATTTGAATTATGATACTTATACTTATGAGTATTATGATATTAAGGATGAAGCCCAAGTGGGTGTTAAGAAGAATCCTATGAAGTGGTATGAATATGTAACAAAGAAATAATGGTATATAAGATTAAAATATCCCCTGAGTCATTAACATCCATAGTTAAGGAAATTACTTATAGTGGTAATACTTTTGGTGTTTATACAGGGATGACCAGTTTATTGACAAGTGGGGTAAATGGTACATCATCATTAACAGGGCTTACAATCCCCATCTTACTCACACAAGATTGTTTTGACATTGGTTATTATTCAGAGTTTGATGGTGCAATACAGCAAAAGGAAACAGTCTTAAATTACGTGTTTAGTGCAGAAAGTCCATATACTTACTGCATATACAATACATCAATTGTGAATGCCTATACCAAAGGATCAGAATATGAAATATATTGGGGAGATAATAGCAAGGTTGAACCTATGAGTGGTTTTAAGAGTTGCCACACATATCCAAAAACAAATGCAAAATATGTTATAAACTTAACTCAAAAGAATAATTTTGGCACAAATATTATTAGCAAGACCATAACCATTCCTTTTGATGAGAATAAGGTTAGTGATAATCCAAATGGAACAATAGATTTCATCCCAAGTGGAGGACCTTGGAAAGATTCGCCAATAAGTTATGATTATATCTTTACTGGTGATACAGGAATGGATATTGATGATTATGTATATGATAATGTGGTAACTATTACAGGTTATACAAAATCAAATTTGATTGATTTGTCTTTATATGGTGAAACACCCTACAAATCTGGTGTTGATGTATTTAAGGATGGTAGTGTTTATGGTAAAGTGACAAATATGAATAATTTATTTACAGCATATACCATACAAGATATTAACTATGTAGATTATCCTTTTGGTGTTACAACATTTGAGGCAAAGAGTAAAGGATTAACCAAAGATACTATTAAATTAGTTCCAATCACAAAGAATGAGGCATTACTCAAATCAGTAGATGAGGTTCAGATTTTCTCAAATGTTTTTGTGGAGAGGGGTAAAAATTCAGGCTATGAAAAGGTTCAGAGGCTTGGTGAGGTAAAGACATTGCAAGATATGGAAAAATATGGATACGGGTATTTTAAATTGGCAAATAAATAAAGAACTAAACTATTTATAATAAAAATGTAATAATATGGCAATTGGTACATACGGAACAGTTAGACCTAGTGATGTAAGCCCTGAAGATGTGGAGATAGTAATGGTATATGCACCAACAAGGGATCAGGCAGATTTAATTTCACAAAAAAGATTGGATGCAACAACCATATTGAAACCTTATTTTGATAGTGAGCATCCTGATGAGATATTGGGGGGGTTATATAATTTGACATTACCAGCTTCTGAATTTACAGCACTTGGTTATTATACGTTATATTTAAGACCAGCACAAATAAGAACAAAAATAAATGATTGTGGTATTTTGAGTGCATTGCCAAATGTTAAGGGTATTGTGATAAATCTGGATGATGTTCCAGATGATTTTAGAAATAAGTTTGAAGTTCCCCAAGAATTGGTTGGGTATAGAGTTGAATATTTGAATGATAAACAAAAAATACCAAACTTCTTTAGGATGATAACTTCATCTTTCTTTTGTGAACCAATTGTAACAAATGAGGTAAATACAAATCAAAAATCAATAAGATATAGATATGTGGATAATAACACAAATCTTGTTTTCTTAACTTTAAGCCCAAGTAGTTCACCTTCCAACAAGACAAATGCAACACCTTTTATTGGTCAGCCAAATCAAAATATAATCATAACTAATACATATTTTAATCCCACAACATTGGAGGTTGAGATAGCAGAACATGATATATCCACATTGGCCATTGGAATATTTGGAAATCAGACAAAATCTATTGAGGATGGAGTTTATACCTTATATGACCCAACAAACAACATATATAGACAATATAATCTATTTGAGGTTAGAAATCAGTTTAATGAATTATTATATGAGGTTAGGGAAGATAGGGGTGATGATATAGACATAAGCAAAAATTTTGATAATATAATAGAATAATGCCAATAATTTACATTAAGAATAATCCCCTTGCTGGTGCTAGTAGTGTTTTTGACAATTTGGTTGGATACCAGCTTGTAACAGGGGGTGGTTTGACTTTTGGTACATTTGAATTTACACCATCTATATTTGAGACTATTCCACGTAAATTTCAAACAAATGTTTTTGATGCACCGGTCAATTTAGAGAGTTTAGGTATTAGTGAGGTTGGTGATATTAGAACTGCATTAGCAAAAGAATTGGATGTTTATCCAAATTATGATATAAGCCAGGTTATGGGTTTTGTTATGTATGGATCATTATCTAAAAGGTTTTCTGTGTCTATAACAAATGTGATAAACAATTTCCCAGCATCTATTGATGTTAGTTTTTATGATAATGATTTAAATACAGGTTATACAGCAACAAATATTGTTTATGATGCTATAACAGATGATACCACTTTTGATATTGATATTACCAAGATACATAATCCTTTTGGGGTTGATTTTAGTCAGAATTCAGCAGTTAATTTGTTGGCAAAGGAAATGCCTGTTTCAGAGTATAGGAATTTGACAAAATATTATGTTGACTATGTATTATCATTAAATGGGGTTCTTCACCCCTTGGTTATTTTGAATCCTTCTGAAAGTTTAACAGAGGGTACTCTAACTATTACAGTTTCAGGCTCACCATTTGGGGTGTCATCAAGCAATAGTGTTCAATCTTTTATAATTAGGCCAAGTGATTTTCTATATAATTTGGTATTGAAGAGTCGGTTGGATGAGTTGGAGCAATTTATGTTAAATACATTATCTTCACCCATTTATACAATGACCTTACAAGTGCCACAAGAAAATGATAATGGTCAATTTACATTAGTGGATACAAACATAACCTTTCCTTTGGATGGGGTTTGGAATATAGATATTTTAAGTGATAGGTTTGCAACCTATTTGGATAATGTTCAAGTTATAGCAAATTATTTTGATAATGCTAGAACAAATCTTATATCAAGATTTTTTGTTTCAGATTCATTGAAGGAATTTGATACATTTGATAGGAGGATTGAGAGTATGCTTCAAATATATGGTAGAAGTTTTGATGAGGTTAAGAAATTCATTGATTCTTTGGCATATATGAATTCAGTAAATTACACCCCCAAGAATGATATACCATCACAATTATTATTAAATTTAGGACAGACATTAGGGTGGCAAGAAGATTTCCAATTCTTAAATGATCAGACATTGATTGAATCCATATTTGGGAATAATAGTGATTTCAAATACCCTGCATACAATAGATCACAAACACCATTAGAATTGAATTATGCATTTTATAGGAACTTAACAATCAATTCATTTTACTTGTTTAAGTCAAAAGGTACAAGACGTTCCATTGAGTTTATATTAAGATTGTTTGGGGCACCAGAGGCATTGATTGAATTTAACGAGCATATATATATTGCTGACCAAAAGATAAATTTAACAAAATTTAATTCAGAATTAGACAAATTACAGACAGGTACTCATATTGATACGGATCCTATATTTAGTCCAACTACATATACTCTGGTAGGTAAAACCTATACAGCAATAACAGAAAATACTACATCAACAATTTTGAATTTTAATACAACAAATTATCCCTTAGATAGAGAAACAGGCTACCCCAAGCAACCAAAGGATAGCAATCAATTATTCTTTCAGATGGGTGCTGGATGGTATCAATTAACCCCAAAACATAAGAGTCTTGAGATAGCAACAAGGACAGGGGTTGCACCAAATGTTGAATATGGGACAGAGTTTGAACCATTCACATATGGAAATAAGTATTTAAATATTTTTAGGAAGTTTCCATTTATTGACGAGGGGTTCACATTATCCAAACATGTGGATAATAAGAAATCTTGGTCAAGAGATAACACATTAATGAGAGTTTCTGTTGATGGTAGTTATAATGCATATTATTTTGTGAGTGATGAAAGGTTACTATTAAATGTTAAGAATACAAGTATATTCCTAAATCCATCACAAGGGCTTCTGTACGACATTTGGGTTCAATCCAATGAGAATGATTACCCAATACCACAAAGTGGCTTGACGTTCCCTTATGCAACAACTGGAGGCACTGATGCCACAGAGATAAACCCCCAACCAAAATCAAAATCATTTTTTGAGTTTGCATCAACATTTGCAAAGAATATGATTAATGTACGTAATAGAATGTACATTAGTGATGGCAAGACTGGGGGCTATCCAACATTACAATCCATTTTCTGGAAATATATTGAAGCACCATATGCGGTTAACATCCCAACAAACAAATATACATATGAAAACTTAATTAAGTTTGTTGAGGGAATAAATCCATATTGGATTAAGTTGGTTGAACAGATGATACCAGCAACAACATTATGGATGGGGGGTCTTAAAGTTGAGAATTCCATATTTCATAAACAGAAATATGTTTATAAGAGGGTTAAACCTATTTGTACAGTAGGTACAAAACCAAAGGACATCACATTTAGTGATATTCAAATTAGTTCACTTACCGAAATTTTAAGCGGAGATGAGTATATTACCTCACCAATATTTTCAGAGATATGTATTAAGAATGGTATTAGTATGGTGGCAATTCCATTAGAATCATTCATAGTTATTTTGGGTAATGCCATTGGTTCAACTATTGAGGAATTTGATTTGAGTTGTGATGGTAGTAATGTGTTGACAAGTTGGTATAGTGAAATTGTGTTGGATTCAACCATTGTTGCAAAGGTTAAGTTTTATGATGGAATTGGCAATGATGATGTTCCAACAAATCAATTATGGGAAACATCATTGATTAATGCCTTATCCAATTTATATTATTATGATATTAATTATACAACGCCAATTAATGGTGTAATTAAGTTTGTTGATTTGGATTGTGTTGATGAGATTGCTACAAACAAGTTATTGACAATAAATGTTGGGGTTGATGTAAATATAATTTGTTAAGAAGATGGCAGCATTTGATTATTTTTTAAGCGTAACTGGGGATTGTTCAAGCACAAGTGCTGGTGCAATATCATTATCGTTAACTGGGGGAACAGCCCCATATACCATTGAGTGGGTTGATCCTGACTTGGGTGTAATTATTACAACAGATGAGTTTCCTATATTTCAGACAGGATTATCTGCCACAACCTATGGTGTTAGAGTAAATGATTCCACATTGGAGGAAAATTTGGAATTTTTCATCAATATTCCTATTTCAAGCGGGTGTTGTGGATCCATTGTATCAACAGTTGATACAAACAATGGGGAAAGCACTGGTTCTGTTACACTTACAACAACAAGTGGATTTTCATCTGTTGATTATAATCTATATACAATAAATGATGAGTTAGTATATAGTCAAACTAATAGTTCAGATTTTGTTCAAATTGGAAATCTAAGTGCTGGAACATATTATTTAACAGTTGATGATTTTGCCGGATGTTCAGGGATAACAGAAAGTTTTATAATTAAGTCGTCAACAACATTTGATTATGGGTTTTATACTATAAATAATTCATCGTGTTATACAAGCCCTACTGGTAAAATATTTATTACAGGTCAAACAAATCCTGGACCATATTCATATCTTTGGGTTGATAATACAACAGGAAGTACACTCACAGGATTAACATCTGGCATATATTCAGTTAAAGTTACAGATGGTCAAGGCAATGAAAAGATAAAAACTATTGAAGTTTTGGATGCCAATGTAATGGGGGTTGTTCAGATAATACCCACACAACCAACCTGCTTTACCCCAACTGGTGCTTTGGATATAACCATAAGTGGCGGGACAGCACCATTCTATTATTCTGCAAGTACTGGATATTATGCTATATCCTATGATAGGAATATAACATTAACAGGTTTAACTTCTGATTCATATGATATTAGTGTTATTGATGCTGGATTATGTACATTAGATTTTTCTGCAACATTAGATAATGATAATGGTGTATCATCTGTTTCCATAAATGGAACAAATTCAACCTGTTCATCATCAAATGGTTTAATAGAAATTAGCTTGGTTGGGGGTACTGGACCTTACACATATGGATTAATAGATGCAAGTGGAAATACCACAACCGTAAACACAACATTTACAAATCATATATTTAATAGTTTAAGTAGTGGAACATATACAGCTTATATGCAAGATTCCACAGGATGTTATTATGATGAAGAGATAACAATTATATCAGAAGATAAATTTACATTAGGCTACACCACAACTGGGACAACTTGTAGTTCAAACAATGGAAGCATATTTGCGTATGTAAGCACAGGAGCAACACCCCCATATGACTTTTACCTAAATACCACATCAATTATTGATACAAATCTCACAGGAGTTACTTTCCAGAATGTAACAAATGGTCAATATGAATTAAGGGTTATAGATGCAACAGGATGTGAACAGAGGGAGAATATACAAGTTACATCAAGCAATGGAATTGATTTTTCATTATTTACCACATCTTGTGTAAATGGGGATGATGCAACAATAACAGCATTAATCACAGATGGTGTACCCCCATTCACATTCACATGGTCAAGCAATGTAACTGGTAACCCTCAATATATAACAGCAACAGGATTAACAACAGGGGATTATAGTTTGACATTACAAGATGCCAATGGTTGTTCCTTAACAAGAGAAACATCCATAAATTGTTTTAGTGTAAACACATCGTATAAGATATATGTTGTGGATTCACAAACATTTTCATTACAACCATTAAATAACTTTGGATTATTGGATTTCTTGAATGAGGGTTTTAGTGATTTGGTGAATATGGAGTTTAGTGGATCAACCACCATAACCAATCCAAAATGTAATTTAAATTCAGCAATCTTCACAACAGAATATACATTAGAACCAAGTGGTATCACAAGTGGGAATACATTCTATACAGGATATACAAGAACAGATGTTCCAACAGATTCGTTTTATGTTGATTCCATAGTTGATTTGGTGAGTGCAATCCCTGGAATTGATGATGTTTCTTATGATTTGATAACAAACACAATAAACATCATAGCAGTATCAGGAGATAGCATAACATCACAGGTATTAACCATAAACTTGAAAATAGCATATGACATTAGTTGTTCAGCATGACAAATATTATATTCACAAGTTTAAGTGGTGAAACTCCTTTAAGTATTTATGTATCTGATGCATTTGGGGGTAATGAAACATATTTGGGTCAAGTAACCACTTTACCTATTGTGGGGGAGGTGTCTTTTAATTTGCCAGAAATCTTTCATTTAGCACCGCAAGTAACCATTATAGTTCAAGATAACACAGGATGCAGAACATCAAAGAAATATAATTGTTATATAAATTGTGATATCATATATAGCATTACAGATATTACATCAATCACTCCAACCCCAACTCCAACACCATCTGCAACTCCAGGATATATACCAACTCCAACCACAAACAATACAATTACTTTAACTAGTTTAACTGGAACAACACCATTAAATGTTTATATATCAGATATAAATGGTAATTATGAGACTTATGTTGCAACCATTGTGAATACAAGTTCATTACCAGCAACAATAGGTGTTCCAACAATATTTGATGGAGCAAACCAAATAATAATAACCATCAAGGATTCCAATTCTTGCAGTTATTTTAAAATAATAGATTGTTAAATGGCAACATATAAATTAATTGTAATAAATACTGATCCTATATGTGAAAACAGAATAGAGAATGAAATAACAGGTGTTACAGCCTGTTCAAGGTATTTCTTGCAGTTAAATCCATCATCTCATTCAAAAGGACCATTTGATATTTATCTGGATTCAACAGATAGCACACCAATATATGACAATATAACAAGAGCACAATTCTTAATAGGGGTAAC